AAAGAAAGTCTACCCCACTGTAAGAGCATCCACTTCCAATACCGCCTTTAATATCTTTAAAAATATCTTTTACAGATCCTTTATATGGAATCATTGTAGATACTCCTTCTGCTACTGCAATATCTTTATCTTTATTAGCTTCTTTACTAGCCATTCCTCTAAATGCTTTAAATTTTTTATCACCTTTAAAATGTAAAGACCCTGGAGATTCGTCAGTGCCAGCCAACATTGATCCAAGCATTACGGAATCTGCTCCTGCTGCGAATGCTTTAATTATGTCTCCAGTATTTCTAATTCCACCATCTGCAACAATTCCAGCCTTTAAGCCAAACTTATCTTTTGCTTCTCGAACGTTTATAATTGAAGATAGTGTTGGAATACCATGACCAGATACGAGTCTCGTGGTACACATGCTACCGCCACCAATACCAACTCTGATAGAATCAGCACCTGCAACATCTAAAGCAATATACCCCTCTATTGTTGCAACATTACCAGCCATAATATGAACACTATCTCCTACAATATTTTTTAATCTTACAACTGCATCAATTGCCATTTTACTATGACCATTAGCAGTATCAATTAAAAGCATTGATGCTCCTGATTTAATTAACTTATCAACATGCTCTTCAACAAAAGTAGTTGACAATGCTGCACCAACAGGAAGTCCAAGATAATTATGGCTATGAACTTCTTCAACCATTTTTATTTGCTTTTTTGCTGACATAAATCTATGAATAATTCCAATACCACCAGATTCAGCAATTGCAATTGCCATATCTTTTTCACAAACAGTGTCCATAGGGGATGCAATTACTGGAAAGTCTAGACAAGAACTTCCACCAATATGCATTTTTAGATCTACAAGTGATCTGCTTACAACTTCTGAGTATTGTGGAACCATAAGAATATCGTCAAAACAAATATAGTTATTTGCTAAATATTCTTTCACAAACTTAGCCATTCTGGATGGCTTAAAGTCCATTCAACAGTTTTTCTAATTGACTCTTCTAGTGGCATTGGGGATACCCAGCCAGTGTCAGCAATCTTTTTTCCGTCTAAAGCATAACGTAAGTCATGCCCTGGGCGTGATGAGTGGAAATCTTCTAACTCGTAACGCAATGGCTTTCCAACTGCTGAAGCAATCATTTGAGCCATTTCCAAGTTATCCACTTCTCTTTCGCCAACAATGTGAAACTTTGCTGGTACATCAGATTCTCCATAAGCTGGGAAATGTTGCTTAAGAACATGCAAAAGACCGTCTGCCTGATTTCTAGCATGTAAGTAAAAACGACTTCCAATCTCACCTTCTGATGATGCATGGATCTTCATGGTTTCTCCATTAAGAACTTTTTTAATTACCATTGGCATAAACTTTTCAGTGTCCTGAGTCTCACCAATAATGTTCATAGTGTTTGTAATTGCAATTGGAACTCCATAGGTTCTCCAATATGAAAACGCAATGCTTTCTTGTGCTGCTTTAGAAGCAGAGTATGGGTTGCTCGGAAAGTACTGGTCTACCCACTCTTTATGAGAATGTCCTTTTGGAGCTGGACCATAAACCTCATCAGTTGAAATATGCAAAAACTTTTCTGGCTTTGCAACTCTTGCCCAGTCAAGTATATTACAAATTAAAGAAACGTTATTTAGAATAAATGGAGTTGGCTCTTCAATACTTCTATCAACATGACTTTCACTTGCTACGTTAATCACATAATCAATTTGACCAAACGCATGGGATGTTACTGGAGAAATTGGAGCAGTAAGGTCTGTCTTAATTACTTTAATACGCTTGTAAGCATCGGGGAAGTCGTCACATGCAACATTAATTCTATCTGTTAAACCTTTGTGTGTAAATGTTGTTGGACAAACTATAAACCAATCTGTATTCACCAGCAAGTGTCTAAGCACATGGCTTCCAACAAAACCACTTGCACCTGTTAAAAGAACTCTTTTACTCATTATTTTTCCATTTCTACTAAATTAAATTAAAATTCATAAGATACTCTTTGATATCTTCTGTCATCTCAGGTTTAGATTTTACCATTTTACTATCATCCTTGTCAACTTTGGGACGAGATTGATAGGTATGAATTTCTACTTCCTGAATTTTTTCTCTTCTTGTATGGCTGATTGCATTATATACAGATCCACACATAGCGTCTGCAAGGTCCTTAGACTTCTTTCTAGGGTGGTCTACCCTATTATTATTCATAATTCTAAGTTCCTGCATTTCCTCAAGTAATAAATCTATTTGAGGTAAAACTATTCTTTCTTCATAAACAAGCATAGAAAGATCTTCATAGTGTTTCTTAGCCACAGATAGTGTTTCTGTTTTTATGCCCACACTACTTAGGTCTCTTTGAATATCAAAAGAGTTCCATCGGTCAAAAGTTACTAAGCCAAGATTAAATCCAAGTCTTCTTAAATTAATAATCCAATTTTTCACTTCTGATAAATCTACTGGACCTTCTTTTTTAGGTTCCCAGTAAACAATTGCATCAACCACAACAAAGGGAACAATTTGCTGGTAATCATTAAACGATTGTAGACTTACCCACTTATCAATGTGAGCAATAGACACGGCACACTTATCGTGCTTTTGTGCCAGGTCAGCGTGGACATAGTATGTTACTTCAGGATCTGGTTGGAATGATTCTTCTATTCTTTTACCAACATCAATAGGGTTATGCTTTTTAAATGCCATTCCGAGCTTTTCTCTATTTTTAAAGAAAGCATCAGAGGATGTAGTTGGCATACAGGCAAAACGCATTAGTGCATCTGGCATATCTGTAAAGAAAGCTAATTTAAAATCTTCAATCTTTCTTGTAGGATTAATCTCCCAAGTTGGTCTTTTAAGTGCAAAGACTCCTGGAAGTTTATAGGAATTGATATGATCTTCGTCCCACTCCACAGTAAACTTATTTTGTGGATCATCTTCTGATAGTGCTGGGTTTAAAATAAACTCGTGCGATCTTACAATAGTTTCTTTTTCTGCAATAACATCTTCATACCTTGTTGAAATAAAGTCACCTTTAAAACGAGGGAATGAAAGAAGAACTACCTTGCCAAAGTCTGGAAAGCGAGAGTCAACAGATCCACGGAATGCTTTATAAATATTGTCAGCAGTTTTGGCGTGATCATTTCCACTTGCAGACTCCATTGCAAATCCAGAAATCTCATCAAGAATTGCAAGCATTAAGTTTAGACCTTCAGCAGATTCTCTTTCTGAGTGACCAGAATATACGGTAATAGCTTTATCAAATTCAATGCTATCAATTTTTGGTGGAGAAAACTTTCCTGCAAACCAGGGAGACCCCTCTATCTTACTTCTAAATCCTTTAAAGAAAACATTCTTTGCTTGTTGAGCATTGATAGCAACATTCATAATATCAATAGCATCATTAGATGGCTTACCAAAATATCTTGACGGGTCTTTTAAACACAATAGCTTGTAAACTAAATAAGAACAACCAACTGTAGATGTGTAATCTTTTCCGCTACCTTTTCCAAGTTGCATTATAATTTCACTCTTAGTATATTTTTTATAATGTTCTTTACCTGCAGATTCACCCATAAATCTAATCAAATCTTTTTCTTGATAAATTTGGCTCATGCACTCAACAAGAGTATACTGATACTCTGACAACTGTGGTTGATTTAAATATTTCTCACCTGTAACAAATGTTACAACATCTACTGGGGTTTCTGAAAATGGGGACTCATCAAGAGCCTCCATAAAGTCACTAATATCAATTGTCAATTACAACTACCCCACCCTCATTAACTTGAGAAAGTTTTGTTAAAACTTTTGGTCTACAAGAGTCGCAGGATGAAGTTACTTCTTTAAGAATATTTATAAGTATTTCTTGTTTTCTTTCTGTTTCTAAAAGTTCGTCTGCCAACTCTTGATTGTCTAAGAGTCCAGCCTTCTGTAACATCTCAAGTCTTTTGCTTTCAATATCAGCGATAAGTTTAATAGATGTTGTCTTAGCAGTTAGATTTGCAGTTTGATCTGCAGAGTCAATAACTTCATAAGCTTTTTTAATTAGCGAGGAGTAATGTTGGTCTGCACCAGCAAGAGCTTCTTTTGCACGAGCATGGATAGCCTGGTTGTTTGCAGCCATAACTCTCCAGTCAGTAAGTAGCTCTGTAACTTTTGCTCTTGGAAGGCTTAAAATTTTTGCAATCTCTGAGGCATCTGAACCTTTTAGGTACTCTGATGCAACCTTGTTAACAAGATCTAAATGATTAACTAACGCTGCTTCGCTTGACACGCTTACCTCTCTTCTTTACTGCCTTAACCCTGT